GCAGGTTGCTTGGGGATCATTGCCGGCGGAGGAGAAGGAGGCATTCCGCTGGACATAAAACTCATCAGACCCGACAGAGGGTTAGAAGCCTGTTGGGGCGGTGGGACATTTGCAGTTGTTCGCATCTGCTGAGACTGGTTCTGCATTGCAGCCGCAGCCAGAGAACGAGCGATGTCGGGGTTCTGGCGCATGATCTCATCAATATTGGGAATCGGGGCCTTACGTGTCATCTGATTCGTAAGATGAACCATGTAGATCATCATGCAAGTACGCATGGGAATACGAACAAGCGGGTGCATCTTCATTGCCTCTCCGTACGTATCATAGAGCTCCTCAAAATCTTCCTCAAGATCAACTACATTCATCTGAGCAGACTCAGACAGACCATCGAGCTGAAGACCAAACGCCTTAAGGAGAGTGACGTGCTTGGAACCATACTCAAGTGCAGACATTCCAGTCACAAACCACTCAGAAAACTGCTTGATTGTAGCATCCATAGACTTCTCACGCTTGATGAACTCAAGCTCCATCTTCATCTCCTCCATAGGCGAATCCATCGTGAACCGCTTCCGCATCGGAACACCCATCTTGGAAAGGCGCTCAAACTTACGCAGAATCTCATACTTCTCCTTCATCACTGACTCTTCCGACATGCGCTTGACAGGAGCCGGTGTAGAATAGGCTTCAGCATTGAAGTTCTTCATACCACCAAACTCAATCGGACCGGTCTCCTCAAGCGAAGGTACAAGCTTCGGTGCCGGCGGCGCGGGAGGGGCATCATCAAACGACAGCGTAGGAAGATCAATCGTTTCAAGGTTTGCAATTCCAGCGATCTGAGGATTTACGAGTAAGTCTACGTCACTTATACTCATTCTTACTACTTGACTTGGACGTGCTTCTTAAAGCTGGAACGCAGCCCACGCCTTTTTGTAACTCTGTGCCTACGACGTGCTGTTTTTCCACCCAATTTGGCGAGCAAATTACCCTGTTCAGTTATAGGCGCAGGACGATCACCGGTGTATGCATTCTGTGTATGAATATTGTTCTTCTTTCTCATCTCATTGACATCATTTTCTGTCATATCTCCATATTTCTGATCAGCCAAAATCTCTGGCATGTATTTGCTAAGTAGATCCTTGTTTACGGGCAGATTCAGACCTTCCTTATCCGTTATATTTATGAGAATTCTATTGTAGTCCGGACTGTTGTTCGAAACAGTGTTGGTACATAGTCTTGATAGTAATATTTGAGTAGCTATAGCAATCTGCTTATCAGTTCTATAATAGTGCTTTACGACTACATCCAATGGATTATCAATTGAATCAAAGAAGCCATTTCGCAGTTTGTATTTAACAAATCCCAATATACTTCCACCACGTTCAATAGATGTTATAACCTTACCCTCCTGAGATAAGCGAGGAAATGCAGTTTCTATGCCAGAATTGCGCAGAATTGTTGAACAGATAACGTCTTCGCGCATCGGGAGTGCATCTTCATGAGTTATCTCAAACACGATAATCTTTATGATCTGTGCATACCCTAGGTCAATCGGCGTAGAAATATCTAATGTAGAATAATCTTCAACGTCCAGATGATTTTGTTGCTTCGTTTGCCTACTTCCATCTGGAGAAAGTACTGGAACAGTAATCTGTTTAACATTTGGTTGGTCACTTGATTTGATCACATTCTTCAATATGTCTATAATTTTATTGATGCATTTGAGAGATCCATTGTAATATTCTGTAACCTGCGACTGGTCATCAATATTAATTCCGTTCTTCTTAATGTCAATCAAGTTTGATTCGTACATCCTTCGCGAATGATTTATGTCGTGTACGAAAAACTCAATAGGTGTCTGGTAGAACTCATCTACAAACTCTAACTTGATGTTTAACCCGATCGGAAACAGTGGGTAAGCACGTAATTTCAACAAATCTGTTGCCCCAATACTTGCAAATGTAGGAACAAGGAAGAGTCCACCAGATGATATACATTGTTCAACATATCGCTCGTATCTATATTTGTGATAGTATGGAGGGACTTCCTTAATTGTTCGGATCACTATATCGTAAAAGTCAAGTATCTTCATCAAGACGCGAATCGTTGGACCGTATAAGTAATTGCTCTCTGGGTTTGCTGTTACAGACAGTATAGAACATATTAGGCTGTCTCGTACTTTTTGGAGAACAGTGTTTTCTTTGCATTTGTTCTCAATCAACGGTATGTCCAGTCCATGTTTAAGGTAATCCAGACATTCCTTAAGTTCTGGGATCCGAACGGTCTCATGACTTCCTGAAAAAAAACCCATCTGTACCAGTTTGGCGTATTCAGTACCTTGATCGGAAATTACAGTGCGTATGTAAGCATTATGTTTGGTAAGAAGTTCCTTAGCTTTGTCATCAGAGTACCTATTCTTTATTTGCAGTTCGTACTCTGCGTATTCATCCATATTATACTACAAATGGAAAATATCATGTATTTTGATTATGCTCTAATACCCAAAGACCTTGAAGAAATGAGTCAGCCAAATCGTCCTTCTTGGGGTGCTTTGCGAAGTGCGCCTGGTTCTCTGCAGGAACGAGAGCGTATGCGTGAGTTATGCCTGTCTTTTTGCGACCTTTATATGTTACAGTTGAATCTTCCACAGTCACTATGTTTGACAGCTTGTGAGTCGCCGATACACCCATGCATCGAAACCCGCGGCAACAAAAATACATTTGTAGCATTGCCTGCACCCCGAACATCTTCCGGTCCATCTGATTCTCAAAAGCAACCAAATGAGCTCCCTTCCATGCCGGTCTTTCGTCCAAACTCTTGATAATTGCAGGAGCATGGTCAAGAACTGAGCCTTGTGTTGCTGATGAAACGCACTTCTTCCAAGTATTCTGTTTATGGTGATTATACACAAGCTTGACAAGATCAACCTTCTTTGTGGCTTCTGTTGTGAGACCTTCCTTAGCAATAATCTCATGAAGCTGATTTGGCGTCATCTTATTCAATGCGGTCTTTGTCAGTGTTTCCTTCCTTTTCGGAGTGTGTCTGGAGCATGAAAATGTTCCATTGGATGCATGTTCATACCGTGCAGCTGCTGTACACTTGTGACAACGAGCCGCTCCGACACCAGCCTTCTCTCCGAGAACATCAATAATATTCCAATCTATTATTTTGACATCGGACCGATTTGTCCCTTCAAGAACACAATAGGCCAAGTTACGAAGGCCAACATCAAAAGAAACTACCTTCATTACGTATCTTATAGTAATAAGAGTAAATGAGACGCCTGTTTTCAGACGGAGCTAACTCATTTGCTCATGTTGTTCTTGGTGTGTTAAGTGTTTGGAATCCATTGTTGATTATTCTCTTCTTTCTTTATGAGTTTTTCAAGCACCCAAAAATGAGTGACGCTTACGCAGGAATACTGGAATTCCTGGTTGGTTACGCAGTCGCCTTGATCAGCGAAAGCAGGGCTGTCTTTCCATCGCTCCTGCTGTAAGGGATACCGCGCTTAGTCAGAAGCTCCTGAAGCTCCTTCTTGGTCTTTGTCTCCAGACCATCCGTATCAAGAGCCTCCGGCGGTCCCTCAACAACCTCGGGGGTCTTATCAACAGAGAGACGATCATCCTCCTCGTCGGGAACAGTCGGGACAACTGCCTTCTGAACGGGTTCCTCGGGCTCGGGCGGTCGAGCAAGATCGCTGATCACCATGATAATGTTGTTCATGTTCTGAAACAGACGCGTCTGCTGCCAATACAGCCAACCGACCATTCCCGCGAGAACAAGAACCATTGATGCGAGGAGTGCAACAGATGCGTGAAGAAACTCCATTTATACGAAGGTGCGGAAAGGTTGTGGCTTCTTAAACGAGGCTGTCTTCGCTTTCGTGACGCTGACGAGGAGGGTGCCAATATGAACTTGCTACACAAATAGTCATACAACAAAGCGAGGCAACGCCCACGCTCAGTGCAATGACCGCATCCGCGTCCATTCCATTTCTTTCACCGACTAAAAGTAAATGCCTAGACGTATGCGAGGCGGTGATGAAAGTTTGCTTAAAGATGCAGCTCTTATTGGGACAGGTGCTTACCTAGCCAAACAAAATCCGGATACATCTACGTTAGGTATTGTGGGATTAGCTGCGAAATACGCACTGTATGTCTTCCTTGGATTCTTTGCATTTATTCTGATCCTGTTCCTGTTTGCGTGGGTGTTTGGCAAGAAGAAGGAGAACTTTGATGTTCCTACTGAGCCCTCTGAGAAGGGGGACAAGGAATATAAAACAGCAGCAGGAAATAGGATTATTTATTAAAGCAGTTCTTGTAGGGACGGCAGCTTGAACGTTGTGTGAATCCCATACGACGACAAGGAGTCTTCTTGCAGTACTTTTTTGACATCTTACGGGGCATCTTGAATCTACGCGTTCTGCCTCCCTGCTTACCAAATCTTTCAGATGCAAGTCTTGCTCCGGGAGCACCTGGCATGTTCCACTTATGACGAATGGTTGGAACATGTTTTGAAATCGCGTCCTTTGCTGTCTCTTCCGTAGCAAGAGGTGTGATGGCTCTGTGGCTGTGATATCTCAACTTAGGATCATCCTCAATTCCAAACGAATCATCAAGGTTCTTCCTGAGTTTCTTGTTAAGGTCCTTCTCCAACGTTGAGATATACTTCATCAGCATTGCCTCAGTCAAAAACCCAGTATTGATATCTTCCTCTACAACGAGTGTAATGAGACCACCATCACTCTGGTAGATTGAGAACTGATGTTCCATATCCCAGTTAGGAAATTGACTCTCAAAGTCTGCATCAAATTGCTGCCAATCAAGGCCAACAGGCATACTCGCAGGGACCCTGTTTTCTGCTCTGAATTCAATTTCAACTTGATATATCATTATTTCCCACGCGTATAATAAATGCGCATGACTAAGACTAACTGGATTATCGCGGGTGTCGTCGCATTACTCCTTGTTTGGTGGTTCACGAAGGAGCAGTTCACGGCTGGCGAGTCGTGCAAGCCTGCTACCCCATGCCCGGAGGGAAAGACGGCCAAGACCAAGCCTGACGGAAAGTGCGAGTGTGCTTAAAAGTCCTCGTCCAACCTAATCTCTGAACCACCCATCGGTCGTGAGTAATCCGACACCTTCTTTTCAAAGAAATTGGTCTTGCCCTCAAGACTGATAAGATCCATAAAATCAAACGGATTGGCAGTTCCGTAGATCTTCTGTGTGCCCAACTGGACGGCCAGACGATCTGCTACAAACTCGATATACTCAGACATCATCTTGGAATTCATGCCAATCAGACTGCACGGGAGAGCATTGCAGATGAACTCCTTCTCGAGCTCCACTGCCCACTTGATAATCTCAACCGTGATCGTAGGATCCGGCTTCTCAGTCAACGTGTGAAACAATGCCACAGCAAACTGTGTGTGAAGACCCTCATCGCGAGAAATCAACTCATTGCTGAATGTCAGCCCAGGAAGCAATCCACGCTTCTTGAGCCAAAAAATCGCACAGAACGCACCTGAGAAGAAGATCCCCTCAACACATGCAAATCCAACAAGCCGCTGACCAAATTGAGCGTTTGAGCTCATGAATGTCTCCGCCCAAATTGCCTTATTCTTGATACAAGGGATCGTGTCAATTGCATTAAACAACTTAGCCTTCTCTTCCTCGTCCTTGACGTAGGTATCAATCAGCAGAGAGTATGTCTCCGAGTGAATGCCCTCCATCGCATTCTGAAAGCTGTAAAAGAGCTTTACAACTTGGGAATCAACATCACCCTGAAACCGAGTCACAAGGTTCTCCATGACAATTCCATCGGAACCAGCGAAGAATGCCAACACCTGCTTGATGAAATGCTTCTCATTCTCGGTAAGCTTTGCCCAATCTGCCTGATCCTTAGAAAAGTCAATCTCCTCCGGCGTCCAAAAGACCGCAACGCTCTGCTTGTACATTTTGTAGAGATGCTCCTCGGTCTTCTTGATAGGGAACAGGGTGTAAGACATGCTTATACTATATACTGGCAAAAGACCTAAATGAGAATGTCAGCTATAGAACAATGAGTAGCACCTCAAACGTCCAAAACCTTTTGGCGAATGTGTTTCGCCCTGCATATGTGTATGATACGACCAATCAACTCTATCGGACGAAGCTAGAGATGTCAAACATTGACACAATTACCGCTAATTCGGTTTCAGTGTTTACCATCTCTGCCGGGGATAGTAACAACAACGTGTATGTTGGAAACAACTCGGGAAATCCGTTCTCCAATGCATCAACGCTCAATACTGGATGTAATGTAGCGCTTGGGGTCTATGCCGGAGGTACAATTAATAATTCATCAAACTCCGTGTTTGTTGGATATTTTGCAGGTAACAATGCGGTGACATCTGTGAAGACAGTTGCAATTGGAGCAAACGTGAAGGGTGATGGAACATCGAACGTGTACATTGGCGCAAGTACAGGACCTGTCTCGGGTGTTGGAACAAAGAACATCTTTATTGGTGCGGGAATTGCTCCAGCTGTTGCACCTTCTAATACACTACAGATTGGAAATGCGGTGTATGCCAATATGTCTAACCAATATTTTGGTATTTGGAATCCTACACCAACACACGCACTTGATGTATGTGGTTCTGTTCAGATTTCAACTCCTGGATTGGGAGGATCTCTTGGAATTAACATTGATGCAGGTCCCTACAATCTCAATGTTAACGGAAACATGTATGTATCAGATGGTTACGGAGGACTTACTCTCAGTTCTTCAGGAGTGACATCTAATTCTACACTTTCGTTCGTGAATATGATTACTGGAAAAAGTGCAACAATTAAGTCTTCAGGTGGCTTTTATTCAGTTCAAGGTACAATCACACAACTAGCATTTGGAGCCGCCTCCAACACAGGAGCAGTATTACAAAAAGGTATAATGATGGTATCTGCTCAAGATACTAGTTCGTCAAGTACAAATTATCATGCAGGAACATGGTATGTTCGTGATGCCACTGGGTCTAGCGCTCCTATTTTGATGACAACCGCAACGCAAGCTGGAGTCTGTACTATTTCATTTAGCTCGTCAAATATTCGTCTTTCAAACAGTGCGGTATCGGGTTCAAGCAACTTTGCTTGGACTGTTACTTATTTCCCGAGCCCGTAACTTCTCAACAATCTTACGAATACTGACCGATGAAACTCCAGAAACCTCTGAAACACGTGGGATCTGGCCACCAAGAATTGAACAGAGAACACCTGCTACAATTGTCTTTGGTGTGTGCTCCATCTCTGGAAGACCTTGGAGCATCAGAACCACTGCGTCGCGATCTGAATCGGATACATTCAAGTCTGCGCAGATACGTTCTGCGATTCCTAGTTGTGTATTCAGAACATTTGACACCTCTCCATCAAACCTCATCAAAGCCTTACAGAGTGCGCGGATACTCACATGAAAGAGGGAAGCTACCTCCTCATGTGTGCGGGTCGCGTTATGCTGTCGACACGATGTGAACAGAGCAGCTGCCATCAAAGCCCTACGCGTTTCTCCACGTGTCTTTTGGGCATCTTCCACTCGCTTGAACAGAGCACATCCATCCATGACAATTGCCTTAGGTAGACCAGCTCTGAGTGCTGAAGACTGAATCGCATCAAAGATACCCATCCATGACCTCTCTCCGTGGCTGGAAAATGACCACGCAGAAAGTTTAGCGATTGACTTGGCTTCATCTGATTGTTGTCCACCACGTCGGCGCATCATCATAGATCCGTAGGACGAATCAGGAAGGAGTTCGCTCGTGATCGTCCCTGTTCGGGAAGGGTCGTCTTCAGTATTGCCGTAGACTCGCCATTCTGCACCTTCATCAATACATGCTCCAAGAATCGTTCCACAGCACGTGCACACTCGCTCACCATCCGTGACCACAACTTCATGTTCGCAGTTCATGTACGTTTCCTCGTTTTGCGGAGCTTCTTTCCATTTTTTCTGCGACGAGTACCAGCTCTTGGTTTAGAAATAACTGCCCTAAACTCGGCAGGCGATTCCTCAAGTGTAAAAAATTTATGAGGATTGCCATCTGTTCCAGTTTTTGTTTGATAAAACCGCATCCACATTTTCGTTACATCTCCTTTAAAGTTACTAACAAGTGTTAGCGCATCTTCAACAAGTTTATATGCGATTTTCTCGCTTTCTGTACCACTATCCCTTTGATATTGCCTTACACTTATACAGTTAGCTAGAACGGTCTCTGCATCTTTCTTGCTTCCTTCAGCCAGGTAAACACTTACACGTGCTGCTAAATTCTGAAAACTTGAACTACAATTATATGCACTATGTTTATCTCCTCGTGCAGCCGGTTTAATACCTGGAGGTTTTTGTGAAATATTTATATTTCTTGCAGAAAGCGCAGAAGGTACTCTTGATTGGTGAATATCTGTATAAACGAACGGCATATAATCAGGATGTGCTCGTAAACGTGGGTCTCCCCATAGAATTACTGGGAATTTACGACTTTTCTTTTCTGATGGTGAGGCAACCTGCTGCCATCCTTCCTCTCCGGACATTATTCAGTATCAATATTTTTACTGCATGCTACCCAGAGTTGAAGGGTCATACACTTGTGGGCGATAATTCGTAAGAAGTGGTGGGCGATGAGATGCTGTCTTACCATTCACCTTCATCCACGAAATCAGAATATACTTCTCATCTACAACCCATGCCATATAACCTCCTTCTGTCAAAACTTTCATAATGTAATCACGGGCCTCAGAGAGTTTGAACAGTGGATATCCAAACACATATCCAGGAACTTCAAACACAACATAGGGCGCATTTGGAGCATGGATAGCTTGTTTACGAATCTGACCATAAAGTTGGGATAAAACAGGTCTCATTGCTTGCATTCTGCGTTCACGTCGATCTTCTTGTTCTTCCCATACTTCACGGGCTTTCAGCATCCTTACCTCTTCTAAACAAGAATGTTCTCTTCAATTGCACTCGGTGGTGGTGGAGTTAGAGGTGGAATTATGATTGGTGGTTTAGCTGTTCTTGAAAACTATCAAGCCCTTCGTTTTCCCAACGGAATTTATGGATGTTCTGCTGGTTCTATTATCGCCACAGCATTGGCATATAACATCCCACTTCAAAAAATCAAGAAAATGTTTGAAGATGATTTCAACCTTTCAAAGGTTGTTCCATCGATCAATTTGGCTTCAATTACTGGATTCACGCAGCAGAAGGCTCTGTTCTCCATGGATGCATTTACAACTACATTGCTCTCTGCGTTTGACAAACAGGGAATTGACATACGAAACGCAGTGATAGCAGATGCCCCTCAGAAGCTGTATATTGTAGCATCAAACTTGACAACACGAAGAGGTGTCTTGCTCACAGGTAAGGTTCCTCTGGTAGATGCGATACGGTGTTCATCTTGTTTACCTTTCGTGTTTCATCCGCAGATTCTCTACAATAACGTCTACGTTGATGGAGGATTCTACATTCACAACATGAACAAGGTTGTTCCACCTGATTGTTTGGTTTTTCATATCAGTCGATCTGAGTTGAACATTTCTCCGGATCGGTTGAAGAAGATGACCTTATCTGATTATTCTTCCACTCTTTACGAAGCTTTTCGTAACGAGTCGTTGTCACAGAATGTGGTTTGTTTCAGGAATGACACGGTTTCATTGATGCAGGAACTGAATGATGTACAAAAGAAGCAGCTCTACGAAGAAGGAGTTACGCAGGCCTCACGCTTCTTTGCCAAGCGTTTGGCGAACAAACTGCAATAAGTTGTCGTATGTAACTGCCTTGTTAAATGTATATAAGCCCTTGTTTGTTTCAAGCTTCACGACGGGGTATGAATCAATCTCATAGAGTGTTGCAGTAGCCCGATCCTTCTCAGCGTTGACAGCTACAAGCTTGAGCTCTGTGTTTCCAAACTTGGGATTACTGTTGACAAATGCCTCAAGCTTCTCCCATTCAGGCATCGCCTTCTTGCAGAATCCACACCAATCTGTGTGGAAAAAGTACAAACGGGCCTGATCCACTGGGACTTCGCGCTTAGGTGGGGCAACATAGGGCTTCCAAAGCTTCCACACTAAAAACGCGAGAATTGTCAACGCAAGGATGGTGATGACAGGTATCATTGTTGAAGGAGGCGAGAAATTCTACGGGCGTTCTCAAACCAACGGCGATATGCTTCAGCTGCTGCGATTCCTTCCTTGATTTGTAACCATGCTACGTCTGTTGTCATTCTCTCGGGTTCAAATGGTTTGGGATGAATTGTAATCCATTTTCCGTTGAACCGGACTAGGTATACCATCTACATATTCTCATTGGTGTATGACTAAATGGAAGTAGCGCTGCGGGCCGTGGTTGCAGTAGGTGTAAACTATATAGTTCATTACGGAGCCGCGACCTTCTACAATAAGTTTTGTGTTCCTCATACACTTGAGGAGGTTATCCAAACTCTCGTAACGACCGCAAGTCCAGTGTGTGGCTTTGCAATCGGTATGACTCATTTAACTCAGCAGAATTATGGAAACATACTGATGACGACACTGGCTGTTTCCGTGTCAAGCAGTTTAAAGTCTATTGTTGTTTAGAAAGTACGAGCTTGTCCGAGTGGTCAAGGAGGCAGGCTTAAGATCTGCTGGAGAAATCCGCGTGGGTTCGAACCCCACAGCTCGTAACACGTCCCCAAGGAGTCCTCACGCTCCTTACACCCGAGGGAATCCAACCAGGTTGGCACCGATACCGAAACCGGCACCAGTGCGAGCAGAGGCACCCACGCTAGGCGCGTAGATATCCAGGATCGCGAACGTGGCCGTCGCAACCAGGGCAATCATTCCAACCTCGGCAACCTTGAGAGTCTTGCCCGGGAGAACGAACGCCGCGATGGCGACCGCGAGGCCCTCAAGAAAGTACTTGACGAGGCGAGTGACAATATCAGCAACATCCACGCCAGACGAGGTAGGCTTAGGCTTAGACTCCATTTGTTTGTTAGGGGGGCAGGAAGAATTTTTTATACTGTTGCAGAGCGGGCCATCCAAAGTTTGAATGCAATAACTCCAACTCCAAACACCCAGATTCCCCACCAAGGAACGTAGAGTGAAAGATACTGAGTGACCGCCCAGAACAGAATCGCATGGACAGCCGCTGCTGTCATGATTGACGCTCCAGGAGGAAGAGTCACCAGCACACCGGGCACAAGGAGAAAGAACAGGTATGCAGTTGTCAGAGGGTCATACATTTGTTTTATCACCACTAAATTAATGTTGATACCCGAAGAACTTGACAAAATATTTCATACGTCTGGAAACGGTCTGTATTTGAACATGGAATACAAACAGCCTCTTTTAGCTAAAGTGAAACAACTAGCTGAATTTTCCAACGGTGTGTTTAAGGACACAAAACTTGGAACTGAAATTCACACTGACAGGGGAGTTCTGGGGTTCCATCTTCACAATGGTGTATATGAACTTCACGCTGCAGTTATGGATGACGAAGGAGATTGGGTTATTGCAGGTGATGTTGAAGGCGAGGTCATAAACATGCTATTGGAAGTTGAGAGTGAAGTCCTAACTATGGAAAAGGCTAAGGCAGCTGGTCGCCGGACGCGTAGAAAGCGCTTAAGGCGAAGTCGCAAGAACACCGGGAACAAGCAGAAAGAACAGATAGGTGGTGGTCAGGATAGTTTACTCATACTAAATTAATGGATTCGGGGGACGCATCACCATATCAAAAAATGTTTGTAAAAAGTCTAAACGGGGCTGTTTTTATGAGACCAGAATACAGGGAACTTTTTGCCGCTAAACTAAAAGAAGAAGTACCAGATTATTTTTCAAAAATTACAATAAAGGCAACTAAATTTGGAACTCGGTTTTGGGGAGGAGATGATGATGGATTTATTTCATTTCAATGGAGTAGTGAACACTTATGGTATTTTCCAGTATTTTGGGTCATTAAAGATGGTAAATTTACGGATCAGGAGGATGCACAGGAATGGATGGAGGATATGTTAGCTGACGTCTACGATGAAATTAGTAGTACTAGACAACCAACAGAGAAACTAACAATCAAAAGGTCTGTTCTTGGATGGGAAGACCCGATTACCTATACGCCGATTCATTCGGGAGAAGCGGTTATTCGGTTGAATGGTAAAAATCAGTTCATTTTTGATAAGAAACAATTATACAAATGGTGGTTGACTGGAAATAAAAGAAACCCAATGACAAATCTTCCTGTACGAGAGGATGAAATTGAGCAGTTTATTATCGAAATTGAAGAAGACGCAGGCGAAGCACCGATTGGAGGGCGAAGGCGGAGACGTCGTTCTACGCGTAGAAAGAACTTACGAACAACTCGTAGGAAGAAGTAAATGCCCCGCACCGAGCTTCCTAAGATGGACGAGTCCGGCCCCATTGATTACCTTGATGAGGATCCGGAGATCCCGACGCAGAAGTATTGTGTTGTTTCCTTTATCAGTCCCGAGAAGGTCATCAAGCAGAAGGAGGAGTTCATGTTTGAGGAGTTCATGAAGTGGACGGATTATGATTTCAAGATCAAGGGTCTTGAGAGCTTTGCTGCGTTTCTTTCGAAGAAGTATTCACTGAAGGTGGATGACCTCCTCAAGGATGCTGAGGAGTTTGCCCGCGTTCGTGCAGATGAGATCAAGAAGACCGACATCCACGAGCAGTACCAGGTCTTCCTCCTGAAGAATGAGAAGGACCTCCAGGAGCGCTACGATAACATGGTTGACTTCCGCACGAACATTCGCGGTGTCAAGGTTCGTCGTTCGTTTGCGACGGTTGAGGAGACTCAGATGTTTGCAAAGGTTCTGCAGCGTCGTTACCCGAAGGACAATCTCTACATTGGTAAGGTTGGTGCCTGGCTGCCGTGGGACCCTTCGGAGCACCTGATGCCCGAGGTTGAGTATGCCGAGAAGGAGCTCAACGAGCTGATGCGCAAGTACAAGGAGAACGAGTCCAACAAGGAGATGTTCTTTGCAGAGCAGCGAGAGGAGGCAATCAAGAAGCAGAAGGAGGAGAATGAGCGCCGCAAGAAGGCAAATGCCGATGAGAAGGCGCTTGAGGATGCGAAGAAGGCATTGGAGGATGCGTCTGCTCCTATTCACCCGAGCGAGGGGGCACTCCGCGAGTAAAATCTCTAAAGTAATCAATGCCACCCAAGCCTCTTCATATTAACATTCCTCAAACTGATCCGCATAAACAGTTCCAACAAGCTTTTGCTATAATTGCAAAAGAGGATTTGTCTAATCAGGCAAACTTTGTGGATCACGAAGCAGCTCGCAATCTCGTCGAAATAAAGAAGGATTCAGATGCTGCCAATACTCTTAATAACATTAAGCAGTCAGGTCGTAAGCGTCGTAAGCGTCGCACTCAGCGACGTGCCAAGAGGACTCAGCGACGTGCCCAGAGGAGCACTCAGCGACGTAGCAAGCGCCGTGTCTGACGACGTGACTTCCGCCGCCGTGTCTTCCTCCGCCTTTTTTTACCTCCAAATTCAGGAGCACCTTCCTGATCAGGATCCCCAGCAACAGCTAAACCCCCGAACAGATTGGCGAGCTCGTCACCCTGTCCCTGGCTAGCTATGAATGCCCCCTCACCACCCCATTCTAAATCCTCAACAACTGCAGCCGCAACTGGAGGAGGAACCGCCGCCGGTCCCGCGTTAACTTCAATCACCTGATCAATCGGAACTGCCTGGGCTGGGACGTTTGGGATTTCACCCATATCAACGTCTGGTCCTGGAGGAGCAGCGTTAAAGGCAGCATATGCCGCAAGAGCAGCAGGAATCTTCGCAGAAATAACAGCCATCAAGCGGTCACGAGCTGCGCCACTGTTAGGACTCGCCTTCAATGCCTCACTCCAAATACGACGATAGCTGGAGATGCGGGAAGGTAATAGCTTGTTTAGCATATTTTGTATTTTTTTGACATCTGCGGCTTTGATAGCTGTTCCATCTATTGGAACCGAAATCTTGAACGTAATCCTACGTCTTGTCTCGGTAGGAGTAAACCCGGCAGCAGCAAGTGTAGCCGGTTCAGGAAAAGAAGTAATGTTCGTTCCGTAAGGAACTAACCTCTTTGTTCCATCGGGATTCGTTCCTCCACCTGGAGGAATACTAAACACGAACATAAATGTCGCCTCCTTCATTGTTAGTTGAAACGAAATTAGTCTCGTCCTCCTTCTTTCTTGACCCACACAGAGGGCGTGTTTTTCTTCTTCATTGAAGCAGCATTGTATTCGTCTGCAGCGAGCATAGCAGAGTGGAATGGCGTATTGTTAGCCCACAAAGACTGGTCACACAATCTGAACGGAGGGTGGTCCGATGCCTTGTACCAGAATACTTGATCTTCCAGCTTATTGCTAGGACTGTTGTTACAGATCACAAGGCATTCATAGTTTTCGGTACATTGGTCCATGAATGAACAGAACATCTCAAATGTAGGAAACATACCTGCGTAGTTCTCGTAAATCCTACGACGGTTACCTAGGATATTCTCACGGAGAATGAATACAAAATCCACGTTGGTACGCAGGTTAGGCGTAATACCAAGAGGGTACTGCATAGTAATCATGGTTGTCAAGTCAACGTGACGACCGTTCATAAATACATAGCGAGTGGACTCCTGCTGAATCCATGAATTATCATACAAGCAGTCATCAAGAATTAGAAACGCACGGGGGTCAATCGATGAAGAGCCACCCTTTGAAAGCTTGTCCTTGTTACGGTTCTGCTTGACATTCAATTGACGCTTGATGACATTCATAATAATTTCAGGACGATACTTGTCATGAATAAATTTGGATGGGACCATATGCTGGAAAAACTCGTTCGCTACCTCAGTTCCCGAGATGACTGTACCCACTGGGAATGAAGTTTGGCAGTTAAAGAGGATGTCTCGTACCAAGAAAGACTTGCCCGTGTCCTTTTTCCCGATCACAATGATCATAGGACTTTTGCGAGAATCCATCTCAGTTCGATCCTTGATCATGCTGATATCAAACTTTCGCAATTGAAAGTTCATTGTTAACTGTGTCGTTTAGTTTTCAACATTCATTGCCGAGGAAGGAAGACAATGGGAAAGGACTTGCGAAGTACGCCAGTTCCACTCAAGATTCATCGGATGCCCAAGATGGATGGTAGCCAGTGGAGTATGAAGACGATGCAGCCGTTCTTTCCGAGTCTTGAAAAGCTTTTTAAGACGGAAAATCTGTCCAATCTCCGCGAGTATGGAGTGAAGCTTTCGTCTCCGATGGAGTCAGTTGCTGGCCCGTCTTCGGTACGTCTTAACGGACGGGAGGTTGAGATTCATCGCAAGACAACGATGATTCTCTCTCCATTCAAGACGATGCGTGGCGACTACGGTTCATTTGGTGTGCCGAGCCCCACCAATATGGCAGAAGATATGCAGAGTAGGTTGCAGAGCCCACATACCGCTGCATATGTTGGTGCAATGACCTCAATTGCTCTATCTGAGTCAGGTTGCCAACACTTTCCCAAAGTCTACGGCGTATTTGTTGGAATGGCAGGAAAGCATACAGTTGACATCTCCGATGATTACGAGGATCTGTCGGAGAAGAATTGGTTTGCTGATAATATTGGCAAGACTTTTGAGTTGAAGCTCCGTACAGGAGACACGGATGCAGAATTCACTCATACCCGAAGCCAACGTGTGGCTCTTGCAATGGGCGATGATGCAGATATTGGCGAGATTGAGGATGTGATCGCTGACCATGTTAGCGATGCATCGTTTGATGACGAGCCAGAGCAGATTGATATGAACTCGGAGAAGACATCTGAACAGGATGCATCATCCGACAGTAGTGATGTGTTTGAGATTGAATCATGTGATTGCTCGGACACGGATGAAGAGGGGGAGGAAGAAGGAGATGAGTCATTCGCATGGGCAACCTTTACGGATGTACCTGTTGTAACAACTGTCATGGAAAAGTGTGAAGGAACCTTCTATGATTTGATCACAGAACACACTGAGCCGGAAAGGCACGTTGCTTGGGTTTCACAGCTTGTTTTTGCACTGGCGTATGCTCAGCGAAACTACGGTCTGACTCACAATGATCTCCATGGAAATAATGTGATGTATGTGAAGACGAATGAGCCATTCCTTTTCTACAAACACAATGGTATTGCATATAAGGTTCCAACCTTTGGATACGTCATGAAGATTATTGACTTTGACCGCGCAATTCTATCATTGAAGCTGGTCGGAATGAAGGAAAGCAAGACATTCATGAGTAATCAGTTCCAGGCCGACGAGGAGGCTGGTGGCCAATACAATATGGATCCGTTTATGGATCACCACCATCCCTATATTGGACCTAGTTCATCGTTTGATCTTGTACGTTTTGCAACGTCCTTGTTTTGGGATTTGTTCCCAGAAGGTCCTGATCACGAGTATACCCATCCGCTCTTTGCGATCTTCAAAGAATGGATGACCATGCCTGATGGAACATCTGTGATGTTTAGGAAAAAGAGGGATAATCATGACCGATACCACGGATTTGACTTGTACAAGGCAATTGTCCGATACTGTAGTGCAGCCGTTCCTCGCAAAGAGATTATGCGAATGACCCATTATAAGGCAACACCCTCGGCTGCTCAGCTTGGTGATGCATTGTTAATCGACACATGAGGGTGTTAATCCAACTGCTTCAAGAAATGCTGAATTGACGCCATACAAATAGTGAAACACCTCGCCAGCAACAAACCAAGCGACCAGTGATTTCCAAAGAGGAACCTTAAACAGAAACGTAGTAATCAGTGCAAGTCCAATTGTTCCCAAAATATCATTCAAAGCGAGTCCAAAGATTCTCTTTGCATGAAATCCCTTCTCTCGTTCACCGAGAGCAGTAGCATAAGGACACTTCATTTACGATTACACTTAGTGTAAGAAATAATGCCCACGGCTGAAGAACTAAGAGAAATATCAAGACACAAAAATGCCGTTGAGATTTTTCTTGATATAGCAGTCTCCGAAGTTAAGTCTGCTGCTAACCACGGAGAAACACATGTTATGGTAGAAGTTCCACCATCTGTGAAACCTAGAGAAGCTATAGCAGGACTACACAGAACCTTCCCCGGATGTACGATTCGTAAGAATTGGTTTAGTCCCCACATTAGAGTTCAGTGGGATTAAGTCAAATTCCTTTTTGGCTTCCTCTATAATCTTTTTGTCGTTTGCGGCTGAGTAATCACCACACCTATATTCAAACGTCACTACAGGTCCTTTAGGATAGTAGAGTGTGAGTTTGGCGTTAGTTAAATGGTCAAATCCCAACCAAACTTGATCTAATCCAGCAAGTTCAACCATTCTCCCTGCGACACGAACGACACGAGACATTGTTTATCATTGAGCTTAAAAGTCAGGCTTTCCAACGAACATGTCCTGAGCGGCTGTGGTCACAGTCTCGGCAACATCTGCAACGGCATCGGACCCAACTGCATACACCACACCTCCAGTGACGGCACCTGCTCCCACTGTAAGCTTGGCGAGATCAGAATAGTCAACAGGCGCCTTCTTCGAGCGGCGATCAAGGACGTAGAGAAGGGCGGCGACAATCATCACGGCGCCGATAATCATTCCAAACGTCTGTAGTTCCATCATTTGTTGGCTCGCAGTGTTTTCATTTGTCAATTGCGAACGAATTAGAGGTTCAGAGTCATTGTGCCAGACGGTTTTGATGCTGGCTCCTCGTCATCGCTCAGTCCAAGATCAACATCCTCCCCAAGCTGAAGCTTAGGGCGCTCTTCCTCCTCATCGGCCTCAAATTCAACCTCCTCATTCTCCTCATCAAAGCGGATAGACGGCTTCTCCGGAGGTGGCATAGGCGTGTCGGGGCGCTTCTCAGGCTCGGGAACCGGGGCCGGAACGGGGGGCAGGCTTTCGGGGCCACGAAAGTACGCCTTGCTGATGTCCTTCCATGGAATGAATCCATCAATGACCTCATTCAGAGAATTTGCAAGCATCACTTCAATGTCACGACGGTTACGAGACTGCTGTTCGTTTGTCACTCCGACAGTCTTGAACAGATAGGCAGCTGACCACGAAGCCCGCGCAGAGGACTTATAGAACGTATGGATGAACTTGTGAACACTGGGGCGCTCAAATGGGATCTCAACATGAGAGGTATCAACCTGCTGCAAAGAAGCGAATGCGCGGATATAGCTCACAAATACACCGAGAAGGAGATCCTCAATGTAATCGCACTTGGAAGCCTTCTCAATACGAGAGACCTCGGCTGTCAGGATCTCATCGGACCACTGAGGAACACGTGTCAGCAGGTTCTGAAATGTGCGCAGAATCTGATCGGGCTGCTTGTTTCGCTCGCATGCCGTCTTTGCGTTGTCATAGATACTCCAAAGTCCATCTGCTACATGAGGAACAAGAACGCGAGTGAGATTCTCACGAAGAGTCTGCTTGACAAACTCGGTGCTCATTTGTTTAGAGAAAGGGTGAAGAGTTACTCCAATACGGACGCATGGTTAAGTTTGTTCTTATTCTCATGGTTCGCAACGAATCTAAAATCATTGAACGGTGTCTAAACTCTGTTGAGGGTGTTGTTGATGCAGTATGCGTGACCGATACGGGTTCAACTGATTCAACATGTGAACTTGTGAACAAGTATCTTGACACCCATAATGGATCTCTTCATACATGTGAATGGAAAAACTTTGGATATAATCGCACAATCAGTTTCTTGAATGCCAAAGATCAATTGCGACGCATTGGTTGTGATCTAACTGACACATATGGCCTTTTGCTAGATGCAGACATGGTTCTTGTTCCAGGGGTATTGAAACAGATGAAACTCACTGAGCCAGCTTATAAAATTGTGCAAAAAGCTGGAACATTGGAGTACCCTAACACCCGCTTGATTCGCATGGATCGTGACGTTACTTGCAGGGGTGTTACACATGAATACTGGGAGATCGAGTCTACTCTTCTTGAGGGTGTTCATATCAACGATCTGAATGATGGTGGTTGTAAATCAGATAAATTTGAACGAGATACAGACCTTCTTGAACAGGGGTTGATGGACGAACCTGATAATGCAAGGTATATGTTCTATCTTGGCCAGACTTATCATGGTCTCAAACGGTATGAAGAATCAATTGATATGTATCAACGCAGAATTGAAGCGGGTGGATGGTATGAAGAGATTTGGTATTCCTATTACATCATTGCACAATGTTACAAAGAACTTAATAAGCCAATTGAGTTTGAGAGTTGGGTTCTGAAGGCATTTGAGTACAGGCCTCTTCGTGCAGAGGCAATCTACGTTTTAGCAAAGTATTTCCGAGAAAAGGGTCAGTTTTTCAAGGCTGCGCACTATGTTGAGATGGGCAAGAAGATACCCTATCCGACAGACACGCTCTTTATCGAACGAGATGTCTACGAGAGTTTATTTGACTTTGAAAACACCATTCTTCGGTTTTATACTCAGCGTCCTCAACACGAGGGTCTTGAATGTTCACTCAAGTACCTTATTACAGAAAACCCATTCAAGGATGTTGTCTACTCAAACATGAAGTTTTATGTTGAGCCAATTTCTTCAAACGTATATCCGTATCCAGTTATTCATGATACATTTGGACAAAATTATCATCCATCATCGGTATCTGCGATAGGTTTTGTTCATAATGTTCGGTTTGTAAACTATTCCATCAACTACCACGACGGATCATATACAGCAAAGGAGGGTTGTTACAGCGAAGGTGAAATCATTCGTACACAGAATTTGTCCATTGTATGTGGAGAACCGAGACCTATGAAAGACGAAACTGGACTCCAAAAAATTGACTCAAAAATTCGCGGTCTTGAAGACATTCGGTTATATAGGAATTCTGGAGGAGTGTTGTGTTTTACTGCAACTACTCTAGAATATGGTCCAAATGTTTCTATTATCCGAGGTGTGTATGATGACGAATATAAAAACTGTGTTCTCATGGAATCTCCATACAATCGTGACTGTGAAAAGAACTGGATTCCTATCGATATGACAGATGATATTGTCTACCAGTGGCACCCCTTAGAAATTGGTTCATTTCAAGGATCCTCTCTGAAGATTCACACGCGAATCAATACACCATGGTTCTTCAAGAATCTACGTGGTTCTGCTGTCCCAATGAAAGTTGGAAATGATCTTTGGTTTCTCACACATTATGTTGAAAACACGAAACCGCGTATATATTACCATTGTTACGTAGTTATGACCGAAGACTATGTGCTAAAATCAGTCAGTCTGCCATTTGTATTCAGGAAAAAAACTATTGAGTATTGCCTGAGTTCTAGGTGTGTTGATGGTGTAATTTCGTGTATTGTTTCAACGTTTGACGATAATCCTCTTATCATATCATTTCCTCTTTCTTCAGTGCGTCTGATTACGTGTACAGGTGGCGCCAAGACTCATTTACAACCTTTGACTCAACCAACAACGCCTTGATATCATCGGTTGTGATCTCCATGGGAAGAGTAACAGCCTTGTAGAATGGATAGCCCTT